TCCGTAAAGGGTAAATACTGATGGCGTTCATTGACTACAAGCCCCCGGCGACGATCAAGAAGTTCATTCGGCACTACATGCCGGGGCGCTTGTTCAGTGATTGGGTCATCGGGCCGGTGGGCAGCGGGAAAACCACCGGCATTTTTTTCAAGCTGGTCTACATGGCCACGCTGCAGGCCATCTCACCGATCACCAAGAAGCGGCATGTGCGCGCAGTCATCGTGCGCAACACGATGCCGCAGTTGGTGGACACGACGATCTCCTCGTGGATGTATTGGTTCAAGCCGGGCGAGGCTGGCACATGGGAAGTCACCAATAAGCGCTTCGTGCTCCGCTTCGCCGACGTAGAGTGCGAGGTGCTGTTCCGCGCGCTCGATACGGAAGAGGACGTGGCGCGCGTGCTCTCGCTCGAAGCGACGTTCATTCTGATCGATGAGTTCGTGCAGATCCCGAAGAAGATCGTGGAAGCGCTGGCCGCGCGCTGCGGACGCTACCCACCGACCAAGGACGGCGGCGCGACCAATTGGGGCATGTGGGGGTCATCCAACCCCGGCAACGAGGACGACTGGTGGCATGAAGCGCTGGCCGAAGCGGATCAGGCCGATGCGACCGAGATGGAGCAGGAAGTACGGTCCAACGAACGCCTACTCGCGGGCAAGGCGGCCAACAGCACGTGGACTTACTTCGAGCAGCCATCGGGCTTCTCGGATGAAGCGGAAAACACCGACAATCTGCCGGGCAAGACGGCGTATTACACGTCACTGGCGCAGGACAAGTCAGAGCACTGGGTCAAGCAGTTCATCGAGGTCGAGTGGGGCTATTCGCTCGCTGGCAAGCCAGTCATTTCGACGTTCAACTCAGCCATCCACATCGCCAAGACGCGGCTCATGTTCAATCCGAAGATGCGGCTCGTCGGCGGCCTCGATCCCGGCATGAATACCGCGATGCTCTTCGGCCAGCAAGACCATTTTGGCCGATTATTGGTACTTTCAGAGCTTGTAACCCGTGATTATGGGGCAAAACGCTTCATTTCCGACAAGCTAAAACCGCATCTCAGGCAGGTGTTTCCGAACGCCGATTTCCTGATTTCGCCCGATCCGGCCGCGAAACAGCGGGCGCAAACGGACGAATCGACGGTAATTGACGTGTTTTCCAAACATTTCAGAGTGAAAGTAGCGACCGATAACAACCAGTTGCCCGGTCGCATCGATGCCATCGAGCACTTCACCACCAGACTCACTGAGAATGGCCCGGCGCTGCTCATTGATCCCTCTTGCCGTGTGACCATTCGTGCACTGCGTAGTGGTTGGCGGTATAGTACCAACACCAAGGGTGACACGGCCGAGACTCCGATGAAGAACATCTACTCTCATCCGGGGGATGCGTTCTCGTACCTGTGTCAGCACTTCTTCGTGGACAGCGAGCGCAGCATCAAGCGCAAGAATCGTCAGCCGAGTCGCCCTGATGTGAATATCTACAACCAGCGCTAGGACACGATATGGACCCGGTAGCACAACCAGTCGCGTCGATGCCACCGCCGCAGCCAGTGATGCCCTCGGATGCGGTCAGCGCGCCCGCTCTGCTGCAGCCGGTCCCCATCGATCACCAGAAGCTCAAGGCGCTCGGTGTGCGTCTGGTAGCGGATTTCAAGACATACGAGAATCACCGCAAGCTCGCGGAGCTACGCTGGACGCGTAACTTGCGTCAGTTCCTCGGTGAGTACGATCCGGATATTTCGAAGCAACTTGACACCAACAGATCACGAGCCTACCCACGGTTGACTCGCGTCAAGGTCGTGTCGATGGTGGCGCGGCTGATGAATCTGCTCTTCCCCACGACGGAGAAGAATTGGGGCATCGGCCCATCACCGATTCCGAACCTCTCGATGGAAGATCTGCAGACTGTGCTGCAGCAGGCGCAGGCGGGCGCGCAGCAGGCGCAGAAGCAACTCACCGATGCGGTGATCGAGGCAGCGGTCAAGGCGTTCGCGCAGACGCGCGCAAGCTCGCTGGAAACGGAGATCGAGGATCAGTTGGAAGAGATCGGCGGCAGCCGCAGTCTGTCGATGGTGGCGCTCGCGCGCAAGGTGCTGTTCTCCGGTGTGCTGTATGGGCTGGGCGTGCTCAAGGGGCCGTTCGTGCGCCCGCAGAAGCAGCGCAAGTGGCAGCTTGATCCAACGACCGGGCAGTACGCGCCGCAGGAGTACACCGCGTTCCGGCCGCAGTTCGAGTTCGTGCCGGTGTGGGACTACTACCCGGATATGACGGCCAAGCACATCGATCAAATGGATGGCCAGTTTCATCGGCTCGTGCACTCGAAAACGCAACTGCGCGAGTTGGCAGATCGCCCCGATTTCTTCGGTGACGTGATCTTGGCGTACATGGCGCGCATGCCCAAGGGCAACTGGAAGGAGCGCACGTACGAGTCAGAGTTGCGAACCATCGGCGTGCAGAGCGCGGTCAATGTGCTCTCCAGCAGCAAGTTCGAGATCATCGTGTGGGATGGCATCGTCTCCAGTCAGCAGTTGAAGGAAGCCAATATCGAGTTGCCGCAGAATCTGTCGAAGGACATGGCGGAAGCGTCGATCTGGATGCTCGATGGTGAGATCATCAAGTGCGACATCTCACCGTGGGTCGAGTTGGAACCGAACCTGCGGGTGAAGATGTACCATCACTTCATCTACGAAGAGGACGACAGTTCGCTCCTTGGCAATGGCCTGCCGAACATCATGCGCGACTCGCAGATGGGCATGGCAGCGGCGACCCGCATGATGATGGACAACGCGTCGATCACGTGTGGTCCGCAACTCGTGGTCAACACCGAACTGCTACGAGACGACGTGGATGAGAGAAACGTCACGCCATACAAGATGTGGTTTCGAGAAGGCACCGGCAGCGAGGCGCAACTGGATGTGGTGAAGAACATCCAGATCGACAATCACATCCCCGATCTGAAATCGGTGATCGAGATGCATCAGGGCTTCGCCGACATGGAGACGTTCGTCAACGCTGGTACGGGTGGCGATATGCAGAAGCTCCCCAGCGAGCCGTTCCGCTCGGCTGCGGGCGCGTCGATGATGAAGGGTGATCTCGCGCTGCCGTTCAAGGATACGGTGCGCAATTTCGACAATTTCACGATCTCATACATCTCGTCGCTGATCCTGTTCAACAAGCACTTCAATCCGGACCCGGAAGTGCAGGGCGATTTCTCACCGATTGCGCGCGGCTCCACGTCGCTCATGGCGAAAGAAGTGCGCGGCATCGCGCTCGATATGCTGGGGCAATCGTTGCAGCCAGAGGAACGGGCGTACGTGAAGTGGCACAAGTTGCTGCAGGAGAAGATGAAGGTCCGCGACATCGACGTAGATGGCGTCGTGGTCACGGATGACGAAGCAGATTCTATCGATCAGGCAGCGCAGGCGAAGTCGCAGCAGGACGCGCAGGACATGGCAGAGTTGCTGAAGGCAGAGGTGCGCAAGCTGTTGGCGGATGCTACGAAATCGCTGTCGGCATCGGACAGGAACGCCGCAGCGGGCGAGGCAGAGACGTTCAATGCAATCCTTGGAGGACTCGAAAGTGGCGTTACCCCAACCGACGTACACGCAGCGCGGGCAGGTGCAGGAATACCGGAGCCGATTGCACGCGGCTTCCGGCGAACCAGCGGTACAGACGCTCCTCCTCCTGCTGGAAATTCATCTGGAAAAGCTGCGTAGCAAGGCGCTTACGGTAGACAAGGAAGAGTTGCACAAGCTGCAGGGTGAGGCGGCAGGGTACATGCAGGTGTACAAGTGGGTGATGGAGAAGCTAGATCCAAAAGTTGACAACACGGCAGCACCAAGACTATAAGGCACATCATGGCTATCAAAGAAACGACACCAGTTGCACCCGCTGCACCAGCAGTGGCACCAGTGGCGGCGAGCACGCTACCGGAAGATGACTTCGATGCGGTGTTCGATGCCATCACTACCTCCGAACAAATGACTGCCGCCGCTCCGGAGTCTGCCCCTGCACCTGCTGCGCCGACTCCTCCCCCGGTCGCAGCAGCCACGGAGACTCCTGCCACTCCTGCAGCAGAGGCACCTGCCGCTCCGGAAGCGGCGGCACCTGTCACCCCACCGGAAGGTGAGGAAGAAGAGATCGACTGGAAGGCCCGCTTTGAGGCATTGGAAGCGAAAGCTACGGCCGACGCTGCCGCTGCCAAGGCTGCAGCGGCTGTCGCTCCCGCTCCTGCTCCTGCGGCTGAAGCGGCGGCAGCGCCAGCCACCCCACCTGCGGCGGAAGGCCCGGTGTGGTACGTGCCCTCGGACGATGAGAAAGCTATCCTCGCGGCGCATGAAGAACAGTGGCCCGACATCTCCAAGGCCGAAGCGGTGCGCACCAAGCAGGCGGTGTACAACGCGGTGCAGTATGTGTTCTCACAGATGAAACGGACATACGACCCTGTGCTTGACAGGTTCGGTGCACTGTCCGATGCTATCGAATCGCAACTCACGTTGACTATGCTGGAGAAAGACCACAGCGACTATGAGTCAATCCGTGATAAGGTAGCGGAATGGGTTGACACTCTTCCGGCATTCGCAAAAGCAGGCGCGAAAGCCACAATGAAAGACGGCACGCCCGAAGAAGTTTCGGAGCTTGTCACGGAATACAAAAAGGCACACCCGGTGACGGCAGCAGCAACACCAGTTGCAACACCGGCAGCAGTCAAGGCCGAACTCTCACCTGCAGCCAAGAAAGCGGCGAGCAAGTTGACAGTGGTCGATTCTAAACGCACTACGATGAGCGCAGCGCCAGATCCCAACGATTTTGATGCAGCATGGGCCGAAGCGTCAGGCACCAAGTAGAGCACTGAACAGCCACTTCCAAGGAGCCGTCATGGCACAAGTCGTACAGTATGGTGACATCTCTCCGCGTACCGCCGCGTACGTGGTCAAGGAACTGCTCAAGCGCGCGATGCCCTACATGGTCATCGAGCGTTTCGGACAGGCGTATCCGATCCCCCTCAACAGTACGCGTACGGCGAAGTTCCGGCGTTACTTCCTGACCGGCGCAACCGGCTCGGCAGGTAACGGCAATCCGGCCAACCCGTTCTTCACGCCGCTGTCTCTCACGCCGCTGGTTGAAGGTGTGACGCCCGCCGGTCTGCGCCTGTCGTTCCAAGATTACACGGTGCAGTTGAACCAGTACGGCGACTACATCAACATCACGGACGTGGTGGAAGATACCCACGAAGATCCGATTCTCTCGGAAGCCACGCAGATTCTGTCGGAATCGGCTGCGCAGACGTTCGAGGCGGTGCGCTACAACGTGCTGAAGGCTGGCACCAACGTGTTCTGGACGAACGGCGGCGTGCGTACGGCGGTCAACACGACGATCACGCTCGCGCTGCAACGCCAGATCACGACTGCGTTGGCCCGGCAGAATGCGAAGCCGATCACGACGATTCTGTCGTCCAATGCGAACTATCGCACGGAGCCGGTGGAAGCCGCGTTCATCGCGCTCATTCATCCGGACATGGAAACGGACTGCCGCAACATCATCGGGTTTATCCCGACCAAGCAGTACGGAACCGTGACCCCATACGAGAACGAGATCGGTGCGGTCGAGCGCGTGCGCTACCTCATCTCGACGGTGTTCACCCCGTTCCCTGATGCCGGTGGCGTTAAGGGCGTGATGCGTTCTACGTCGGGCACCAACGCGGACGTGTATCCGATGCTGTATCTGGCGCGGGATGCGTTCGGCATTGTGCCGCTGCGCGGGCGTGACTCGCTGACGCCGATGGTCGTCAATCCGAAGCCGGTAGCGGGCGATCCGCTGGGCCAGCGTGGTTCGGTGGGCTGGAAGGCGTGGCAGGCTGCAGTCATCCTGCAGGACGCGTTCATGGTCCGGTGCGAATCCGCAGCGACGGCGTAATCAACCTGAGACGCGGGGGCTTCGGCCCCCGCACTCGAAGAGGAAAAAATTATGGCCATCGTGGATCTGTACTTCATCAACGCATCCCTTACCGATCCGTTCGAGAAGGGTGTGTGGTCGTCGTACCTCGCGGTCGATGACAACGTTACGGCGAAAGTCGGTGGCGGTCAGGCCAATGCGTACCCTGTGAGCTTCATGACGACGCGGGTGACGACGGTCGGTTCAGCAGCGGACTCGATCAAGCTGCCGCTGTCGTCGGGCGGGCTGTTTCTCACCATCGCCAACGCGGCCGGTGTCAACGCCATGAACGTGTTCCCACAAACCGGCGAGCAGATCAACGCGCTCGGTGCGAATGTGGCGCTGTCGATCCCTGCAGGCAAGGCGTGTTTCTTCGTCGCCACGTCGAAGGGGCAGTGGCATTCCGTGCTGTCCGCATAACACTCTCTCACCAAAGGAACCGACATGGCTCTTACGACCAATGTGCAATACAACAGCGAAAGCATCGTCAACCACGCTTCGGGCACCGTCGTCACGGATGCTGGCGGCGCGGTCGATACGACCATCGGCCCGGTGGGTTTCATCCCCCGTGTCGTGCGCTGGATCAACCTGACCGACAAGATCACGCTGGAGTGGTACACGGACATGGCTGCCAACTCGGCCATCCGCACTATCGCAGCGGGCACGCGGTCGCTCGACGTGTCGAGCGGCATCACGGTCATCCAACCGGGTGGCGTCGTGACCAACGCGGGCGGCTTCACGATCAAGGCGGCCGACATCCCGGCGTCGAAGTCCTTCGCTTGGGAAGCGATTGCGTAATGGCGAATTCCGCCGTCGCGCCGTCCATGCCATCACGAACCATTGCGGAGCTTCGCAGCATCGCAAACGGGTTCGTGGTGCGCGTGGATGACCAGAGCATTCGCAAGGCGAACCAAGATCCAAAGCAGCCGTACCAAGATCCATCCAAGGAGTATTCATTCGCTACCGCTGAGAAAGCACTAGCTTGGATCAAGGCGAACATCAAGACCCTCACGACTGACACCGATGACGACGGAGACGAGTTCGGGCAGTCGTTCAAACGAGCAACCACGGAGAAATAACATGAGCGATCCATTTGCCAATCTGTCCGACGACGAACCTGTTCCCGGTCTGCCCCCGATCACGATGGAGCCTGCGGTGGTGCGTGAAGCGCCCGCGCCGCGCAAGGTCGAAGTTGCCGTCGAGGGTCCGCGCGTGCGGATCATCTTGGAGGACAACGAGCACATTCCCCCCACGGGCCTGTTCTTTGGCGCACAGGGCGTCGGCTACATGTTGAAGGCGAACATGGCTGCGGACGTGCCGCCGTCGATCATCAACATCCTCGATTCGGCCATCATGGCTACGCCTATCGTTGACCCCGACACGATGCAGATCACGGGCTACCGCGACCGGCTGCGTTTCCCCTATCGCGTTGTGGCGCATATCCCGGCCACAAGGGCGGCGTGAGTGCTACCACGTGAATCTACAAGATGGGTTGGACGAGCTTCGCACGGCGATTCTTCGTGATGCCACCGCACTGAAAAGCGGTCCTGCGGATCATTTCTGGCAGGACACGAATCTGATCCGTTACATCGACGACGCGCAAAAACGATTTGCGCGTTTGTCTTTGTGCATCCACGATAGCACCACGCCTGCCGTCACTCAGGTG